CACCAGTGCTTACACCCTCTGAATCTATGACCACTCCAAAGTAATTTCCGCAGTCGCCAGCACATTCCGTGGGACCGTCAGCAATAATAGATATTAAGGTATGCACATTAGTAGTTGCTGGGAGTAAAGTAGCGAACCTATCTGGCAAACTGACCCCACCATTTTCTTTAAAATAAGCATTGTTTTGTGTTCTGCCAGTGGTGCTAACAAGGTTCCAATTTGTTTCATAGTTTCCAATTCCAGAACCAGTAGTTTGCTGTATATTTCTAATATTGACCGGTCGCTTGGCATACTCAATTCTCATTCGAGTTGCACGGGGTGTATCCTTGTCATGCGTATCTAAAGTCGAATAAGTCGGACCCACCAAAGCAAACGCTGGATCGTTTTGACCTAAAAAGACAAACCATGCTTCTGGCCTAGTGGTGTCATCCTGTAGCTTATTACTAGTAGACAAGCTTGAGTCATATTTGTTTAGTGCGATGTGTCGATGTTGATGACCTCCAACAAATTTCTCTGTAAAAGTACCCTGAAGTGGGACTTCTTTATCATACCCATATGCATCAACATGTATATTAGTAAAATCTACTGGACTTTCTATATTTTGTCCAAATTGTGAATCCGCAATTTGTTTTGCATAACCGGTTGTAACAGAGGAACTGTGTATGTTAAATGGAAGCGATATATCTCCCTTTGAGAAACTGTAACCATCAGCTACTTGGTGTTCTCTAGAATTCCTTACATTATATGTATATTTCCTCTTCTCATTTGGGACAATCACATCATCACAAGATTTAAACGCATCAAATTCATCTGACGTTGGATCGTCGACGAGCGTACTTGGAGACGTTGTTGTCTTAGCTGATTGTACAAGAAGATAATTTACAGACGCCGTTAGTGTCCCCACAGGGCCTTGTATAACTTCCATGTGCCCAAAAGGTTCCGTTGCAATCTTGACATAATCCAATTTCTTTGCGCGGTGAAAATTGACACCACTATAAATTTGTCTACTTTGTTCTGTTTCTAGCCTATATGGCTTGCTAAATCTATTAATCGCGTATGTAGAGCCTGCATATTGAACTCCAGCATCAGTGAATAATACTGGGGCGCTGCCGCTTCTATGTTTATCAGCTGCGTTGAAAGTATTTCTCTGTATATTGACGCCATGAACACTCGATGAGATTACGGAGTTGCCGGCATCGGCACGCTCTGACCACCAAAAACAATTATCAGATTCAACATTAGTAAGGGGTGCATGACCTCGTTTCCAACTATACAATAGTTCTGTAATACCGAATGCGGCCACTTCTGGTTCCGGCTTCTTGAACTCTAACGTTGGATATTTTGTCCAATATTTATTTCTTTCTAAAACATGACTCTCGACAACATTTCTCATACCCTCAGACATATTTGCCGATGCTGGTGCGAGTTGCATCACCATCTTAGAAATAGCATTATCTACCCATTTATAGAAATTTATATATTTCTCAAGATCTGGAGTATTCCCTATTCTCTCAAAAAAGAGTTGTCTTATCTTCGCCATGTCTTTATAATCTTGGCGATATCTGTTGACAGGTTCTCCGATTAAATTGTTAAAATCAACAATTGTAGCAAATATGTTAATCATCTCTTCCGAGATAGTTTGATACATGCTCTTCTCAATAGCGTAGAAATATTTTATTGGTCGCTTCTCTCTAGTGAATATTTCATCATCCCGACTAAGAATACTAACCATGTCATCACTATTGATAATTTCTGGCAATCTTTGTTTTGCAGAATTTACGAATTCATTTAAAACAACACCTGTAGAACTGACTGGGAAGCCAAAACCTTGACCAGCATGTTGGTTTCCTACTATATTGCCTAAAAATTTATATCTAGAAGTTTTAGCCACTGAGCCAGACGAATAATCTTCTACAATAAATTGACCAGCTGCATCAGAACCTGTTACTTGATTGAAGTCCCAGTGTAACGATAACGAATCCATAGACGGTACTAACGTTCCTGATAAACTAGTTTTTGTGAGCCCTATATTCTCATACGGCCTTTCTGTACCAAAGTTACTAGCGTCCCTGGCGTGAGCTTTTATAGTATCATTTGACAGGTAGCTTTTCCAATATCTAACTGATGAAATCTTTGTGTCGGCTTGCTTTAAGACAGAGCCAGTGAAGTTTGTCCTGTGGGCTCCAATATAAAGCCTCTTGTTTGCGGTGTTTTCTGGATCAACGCCGCCGTCAACCGTCAAAGCACCCGAAAGATGAAATTCATGGACAACGTGATCTAAAACAGAATTAACACCATAAAATTCAACGTATGCTGTTATAGCATTGCCACTACTGGTTATGGTGTCGTTCAGTATTCCTCCCTTTACGGAGCCGCCATTATTCGTTTTATCAATATAAAATCTTACTGCTAGATTCCACTTTTCGTTGTCATATACATCTTCGTAGAAACCAGTCTCCAGAGTTGGCCAACCAGTCAAAGATGATGTGAGAAGAAATTTTACATTCTTTGAGGCAATGTCCTCTCTAACTGCATAGACTTGGAAATTGTTGTTATCACCAGTAGCCCAAGTAAAATCAGTGACACTGTGTCTTGCTTCATGATTTCCAAACAAAGAGGATGATTGAAAAGTGTTTATGTCATGCCCTGGAAGGCCGGCCTCCACATTGAAAGGGAATATTACCTCAGCCTCTATAGTCCAAGGTAAAAAGAATTCAGCTGCTGTTCCCCCTGTGGCTGTGTCACTACCACTAATATACGAAAGTGTGCTGTTTGCATTCCCAGAGGAGGTTTGTTGATAAACCGTTGCATCGTGCCTAGTAGCATCATTAAATGATATATATTTCTTCCTATGAGCGGTGGTCCGATAATTATCCCTTAATTCGTGTGTAACATTGTCAGCATACAAATTAAGCCTAACAAGTTCATCATCAACACCAAAACACCTAAACAAATTACGAAATGATTTTTCAGTTCCTTTTGCCTTGTAAATATAATTTAAATTATTATAGATATTTTTGTATATCGTATTTTTGATATCAAAGAGCTTTTGACTAAATTCTAAATCCTCACTTCTATCAGCCAGTAATTCTAAATCTGTTGCTTGTGAAAATATCTCACTAGTATCGAAACCATGGTTGTTCAACATCCTTTCAGTAAAAGGGTGAGGTTTAAAACTAGCACTAGGGTAGTCCACATTCCTCAACTCTGGAAGCTCTTCTGCTTGCAGGTGTAATGTGTCGAAATAGCTAGATAAAATCTGAGTTAGTTTCTTAATTACATTTTTGTTCTTCTCTTCATCTTCTTCTATAATCCAATGAGGAAGACTGTTATATATGGAGGAATTACTCCTCTTGTCATGATTTTTACCCTCTGCTTTTAAATCTCTAAGTTTTGCAACAACGTCTGGATGATAGGAATAAATTATAGGATCTTTGAACTCTGTGGGTGCAGCACCAGCCAAAACAATAGCCGACTGTGTTGAGCGTGAATTTACATCATAGCCAGTCCAAGTACCATTTGAAATTCGTCCTGAATAGTCTAGAACAGTCGAGTCCGTCGAAGCAGTCTGTGTAATACCTTCATTAAACTTATAATAGACACCAAGATCTACTAAATTCTCTTCATTATATTTATTAGTTAGTGTGCCAGATAAACCATAATCTGTGTTTGTGCCACCATTAATTTGAGTAAACCAATTTCTTCCAATATCTTGTGAAGTTCTCTTTTTCGTCCAATACCTAAACTCATCAATAGAACCAGAGAACTTACCATATCCTTCAACGATAGAGGCATAAGTGCTATACAAAGCCGTGGAGGCAGATGGTGCTGTTCTTAAGGAACCAATATTTGCTATCAAAGAACCTGTAATTTCATCAATCGGGGTGCCCGTTGATAATGTTTGATCGAGATTACCATTTACATAAAATTTTGTTTGTAAATTAGAAGAAGAACTAACAAAAGTAAAAGCATAATGCTTGAATTCTGTCAAACTTCCAGTTGTTACCGATGATCCAATTGATTGTTGAAAATATCCCTTCGTTCCAGATTGGGCCGTAACCAAAAAGGGTGAACCAGATGCAACCCCAGTTAATTCAATAGTTAGTCGACCATAAGAAACACTAGAACTGGCAGCACCGTTCCACAAGTCAAAGATAACTTCTTTCTCAGTTTTTGTTGTTGTAAAGGCATCTTTCTTCAGCCAAAACTCAACTGTAAAACCATTCTCACTCTTCAGAGCTAAATTAGATTTTTGATTTTTACTAGCATCATAAATATTAGATTTCCCATCTAATAAACCAGGAAACAATTCTTTTGTATTTTTTGCATCGGCATCTACATTTGGACCACCCTTGACCTGAATAAATTCATAATCCGTCGATGCAGGAGCGCCGTAGCCACCAAGTATAGAACCTTGCAGGGTTCCCCACCCATCTGCAGAAAAGTGAGCATATCCGTTAGTTCTGGGGTATTCTTTGTCAAATATATATTTGTCTAGATATGAAGAAGAAAGGTGCCATTCGGTCTTTTCTTTTAGAGAACCATCATAGGGATAAGTCTTATATACCCTTTTGATTGAGTCATCATAATATTGTTCTGCTAATCCATACTTAGCAAAATTTGATGCAGTGGAGAAATCTACATGAGGTATAAAGCGATTTTTATCTTCTGTATGAGATATAGTATACTCTTCTGACTCCACCTCTCTGCCAAGTTCGTCTAAACTCTTAGCAGGGCTTCTGACAAAAGTGCCTTGACCTTTCTTGAAGAAATCTTTTACACTCATTATTATTCTACCCTAAACTTGAACGTGTTTGGCTGTTCCTTATAGAGGCCGTTTGGCAATTTATAGAGAAATTTTATACCATACATATAACCATCTTCTAAAAGCTCCATCGGAAGATCAAAATAATTTCCCGAGACGTCATACGAAAGTCTGGTGTGATTAAGAGATCCTGTACCATATTCGACGACATCCAAATCATCAATAGATCGTATAATTCTGAAATAAGCATCTTCTATAATCAGATTTTCTGGATCTGCATTTGCTTTAGTATATATCGTCGGACTAAAATCTTTTTGTCGAACGTACAACCTGATCCTGGCTTCCTCTTCCCTTGTATATGACTTTTTGAGATTTGTCACTGTAGTTACATAATTAGGACTAGGATTATAATCATCTGCCTCGAAAGTTTTCACATCTATACCAGAAGCCGTATGGTACACGGTTGGAGCAGCTTCCGAACCAGTAAACCAGACTGGAAAAATCTTAGTAACTGAACTGTTGCCATACGCGAAAGAGGCAGAATAAATCCCTGTCGACACGTGTGCGCCTGTTATATTTGTGTGATTTAATGTCGTGACACCGCCCCCAAGAGGAAGTGATATCTTACTTCCAGCGGGGGATAAAGTGCCTGAATATACACTGACTAAAATGTCACCAGTTCCTACAGTGGGGATGTTTTTCAATTGACCTCTAACTCGATTGTAAAGATATATTCTATTAAGATTGTCGGCTGAACTGGCTAAATTACTTTCAAGATAAAAAGAGCCAGCATTATCTTTTTTTGAGGAATCCCATCGTGCCTCAATTACTGGCCTCTTAAAAAAGAATTCTGTTTCTCTAGCAAAAAATCTTTTAGTGTAATATGATCGAGCTTGTCCCTGTTCACCTGATGGGAACATAATAATCACACCATTATTGTTTTTCGAACCCAAGACATTTCCTGAGCTATTTAACCATTGCTCAACAAGTGTGGTAATATCAACTTCTAAATCCTCAACTCCACTAGTAAACGAAGCAGAAAAAGAAGATGATGTATCGCTAAAGAAATCTCCACCAGTAGAAACCCAATTATTAGATTTAGATGCTCTTATCCAGTTTGAACCGGTGCCATCGTAAGTCAGATCCGTATAACCTTCCATGTCGAGACCGATACCCTCTTCCCAAGCTCCTGAAATAGCGGACACATTCAGACTAAAATTCCTTGGTAAAGTCTCACCGTGTGTTGCATTAAACATTCGCAAAACAAAATTAACACTCCCACTGGCGGGTATGGTTCCCGCTGTTCTATCATTAGTGATAGATGAGATCGGAAATTGTGTTATTATTCTTGCAATCTCCAAAGAGCTACTAGATGCTTGGCCATATATGGTGAAAACTTCCGAAACATCGGATGCTCCCATATTTGAACCAGTCCCTCGGGTTGTTAAATTGTACTCAAATGCATTGGTTATGGTGTTGTCTGCATTTGCCAAATACCTTCTAATAGCCATTATCTAACTACTCCTCTAATATCTCTGCCTGGACGTTTAACTTCAAATATCGCATTCTCTGGACAAAATAACATTTTTCCATCTGATGTTGTATACCTATCAATGTCATATTTGACAGATGAATATCTACCACCAAGTATGTTTCTTATGCTGATATTCTCAACAAAAGAAACTCCCTCAACTTTACTAAGTTCATTACTTATATCCGAAATTACTAAATTTTCTCCAATGTCCGTGTGAACAGAAAACAATGCTCTCAGTGCGCGGACGCAACTTACAAGAACCGTTTCTGGATCAAAATCCAAATTAGCTGTAACATCAAAATCTATACCTAGATTAATTATTTTAGCGTCTAGGATATCAATCGTATCACTTATCATTTTATTTTTATTTATCCAGAGTTTCAAATTTTGTTTCAAAGTACTTGAAGCAGTTGATAATTTGCCATTTGGCAAATTTGAAATAACATACAAATTCATGTTTCTCTTGAACGAGTTTTTGTCTTGCACAATATTACATCTCTTAATTGCTCCAAAATTTGCCGGCATTGAATAAACCATTGCCTTATAATCTTCTCTAGTAACGGCTCGATTCTGCATCGCATTGGCATTGCCAATTCTAATTTTTAACTCGTCAGTAGAGGGCACCCTTACATCCCCTGTAATTGGAAGTTCATTATCAACCTCTAAGGAAGTAATAACACTGCTTCTTTTACTAGCAACTAGGGTAGATTTATTTGCAAACCTGACAATAGCGTTACTAACGGTATTAATCGTTCTAGCTGCGGAGTTAACATTTGAATCAGTATTTTTTCTATAGGTAATAGTCAAAGTAGTATTTGAGGGTGAGACTCCTAATTTTTCTGTTTCAGTTAATTTAGAAGGATCAAAAGAAAAATCTGTGGTGTAATCTCTACCGTGCCTATCAAATATAACCTTACTTGGGTCAAGCACAACATTGTCGTCAACAGTTTCTTCTGAACCAAAGCCAAACTGTAAATAACTTTGATTTCTTTCATTTACCACCGTAAACCTTCTGGGAACTATCACAGGCTTCATAATGTTGGGGACTGCGCTGGAATCTGAATTATTGTTTGCCACACTCTGATAAATTACGTTTTGTGAAAGATAATCAACTTGATAGTACTGACGACCCTGTGAGTCAAAAACTGAAAGCACTTCCGTCATCCTACTATCATTTAATTTTATTCTTCTAAACTTCTCATAAGCGCCAACAACAACTTGTGTTCTTATTAGTTCACCAGATGTAACCTCCCCTGTTGCCCTTATAGCATATGAATCTGCTATTAACTGATGCTACTACTATTTCATTTGTTGATAACGAAAAGTCTATGTCTTCTATTAGTGTGTAGATACTCCCACGAGCGTTACTAAACTGACTACCTCTCTTTAATATTGGCATATAGTTCGTGTCTGGACCCAATCCTTCCGTAACCGCCGGCACCACAGCAAAAACCTGAACTTCGCCGAACGAAGCATTACTCCGCACATATTTGTAACCCTGCTCTCTACCTAGCCTTAGTATATTGTTGAACTCTACCGCAGTGTCTAAAAAAGACTCATTCGTCTGATAATCTAAGTAAAATGATAATATGTCCCCAATGTAGGAAACAGAATCTAACATCAAAGAACCAAAAGAAGCCTCGCTGAAATCCTGAAATGTATCAGGATAATACCTTTTAGCATAATCGATCAGATCTCTTTTTATGGTTGTGAAATCTCTACTGGTATATTTTATTGTTGGTCTTCTTTTCGCCATCTATATTTCTCCTTACTCAAATGGAGGTAAATCACTAAGTTGATAATTCTCTACCAGAGTGAATGACTGAATCTTTTTTATTGGTTTTATAAAATATCTAATTCTGACTGTAAGGAAACTGTCTTCTGCAAAAAATTCTATATTCCTCAATTCCAAATAAGGCATATATTTACTAACTTGTGAAGAAATTTCTGATTCTATCAAACTATGAGTTACTGGGTGGTTCTGTTCAAAAATATATCTTTTCAAACCAACTCCGAATAAAGGATCCATTAATCTCTCACCAGGACTAGTAAGCATCAACATTTTAAAATTTTGAGAAACTAAATCAGGAAAACCCTTGATCAGGGAATATCCATCTAAGTCGTCTCGCCTTAATGGTAATTTTGGTGCTAATCCTGCCATGCTCTATTCATCGCCGTGTTCTCTTTCCTCGTATGAAAATTCAAACCTTTCATTATTGTAAAAGACTGGTTCTCGACCCTCAGAAAACACTCTCCTCTTTCTGTTTTTATAAATCCCTGCATTTCCTCCAACTGATTCTATAGTTCTGTCTCTGTATTTGAAATCGTTCATGTTTCGACCACTATCAAATATTGACTTGAGAGTGTCTTTTACTTGATCAAATGCTGCCAAGAACCTAGAACTCCTATTATCGGAAAACACCACTTCAGTATAAATAGTCATCAAAGACAATATTTTTTGAAGTGGAAAACAATGCTCAAATAAAATTTTAAATCTATCTTCCTCAACCATTTTATCTATTAGGCTATTTAATTGTCGACTGTCAAATTCTGGAATAGTTGTCGAAGGGAACGTCTCCTCTGTAACCACACTAACCAAAGGTAGTGGATATGTAATGCGATATGTCTGAAATTCTTGCTCAACAAACAAAGAATCGTCTCCAACAACTTTTACGTTCTCAAATCGCTCCATCAATCGGAAGGCTCTTAGCTGATCTGGTTTGTCGTAAAGAGGAGACACTGGGTTTGGAATATCTCCCAATATCGCGTCGAGTATTTGTGCAATTGCGACTTCTTCAGATTCAACGTTAGTATGATCATGACCAGTCCCACTTCTCTTGACATCACCACCCTCAATTCTGTGCTCGTGAACATCACTAGTGGGGCCGGAATACCCAACAGTGCGACCATCCCCAGTTAAAAAATCAAGATCATCCAAAACCATATAGTGCTCATGACTGTCATCTTCTGATGTTAATTCAAAGGCTCGATCACCGCTTGCAAGAGTACCAAAATCTAAAGACTCAGCAGCGGTATCTGCATATCTAAATTGGAATGCCTCCTCATGTTGTCGCAACAATTTTGATGGCATCTTGGTTAGATTTGTTTTATTTCTAAGATCTGAATCTAATTCTGGTATATAAACTAACCTTAGTCCAAATCTAACACGCCTAGCGCTAATGGGTATTTCTGTTGCCTCCTCAATTGACACAATAAAAGTTCCCTCTTCGTTCTCATATTGGATATATCTTTCCAATAATAGACCGCCATCCTCAAAAGTTTCTAATCCAGTCCTTAAAGTATTAAGTGCCTCTCCTACTTGTCCCTCGTCTAACCCTCCACCAAATCTTTGCACATCACCAATGTCTGGAATTTTTTCAAACCTATCAAAGTAAACAAAATCGGGATTTCCAGTCAAAGGAACACCAACAGTGCCACCCAACGTTACTTTTTCCGAAACATCAAACACGCCATTCGGCTTATTGGGAAACTTAATCATGTTTCGTAATAACGTCTTGTATATTGTGCGTTTTCGACGTTCAGGGAATATATCAAAATCTAATATGTTCTCTGACATATCTAAAATTATCTTTTTGATAATATAATTTAAAGCGCCATGTTTTCCAATCCCGTCTGGCGAATCCAGCTGGTTTCCAGTCATAGGGTCTTGTAAAGAATCATTGCCCTTACTCCACTCTTCTCTATATAAAATCATAGCGGAGGCTTCTATATTCTCATAATAACCAGGAGCATATGGATCTAATCTCACGGCACCCTCATGCACCTTTAGGGAAATATACTCAGCAAAATCTTCACTTATCACATCTTCCTTTCTAAAAACATCAAAAACGGGTAGAGTTTTTAGTATTATCTCTACAATTTGCATACGCAATATTAGTTCCGTAGAGCTTGCCAACATAGTATGCTCCATAGGTGCTGTGGGGGGTTCGTCACTTTCTGGAATATAATCCTCATACCTTTTCTTTGCTTTTTCCTTTAATTCATCTAAATCTAAAATAGTTGTGTGGGTTCTTCCGCGAGTATCTGAAGATGGTTCCAGTCTCCAATTCATAACCTCTGGATCTGTCTCAGCATTCATAATTTTAGAGGACATAATTTCATCAGCAAACATCTTTATAATATCAGCCATTGTTCTGTAATATGCAATATTTTCTAAATATTCCGTAATACTTGATGGATCAACATCTGGCATATTTTGTTTAAAATCTTCTGTTGCAATTGCTGCGAAAACTGAAATTGGATTGTTCACAGGATCACCGGTAACGGTGACAATTCCGCCTGCGCCTGTGGTTGTACGTCTAAGACCCTCTAATATATTTGGAACATCAGAATTGTCGGGATTATATTTAGATAAATCGATCATCTCTTCTGTTTTTATTTGCAATAAAGAATCATTATTATATGGTCTAAAATTAGGAGCAGGAGCATTTATAGTATAAACAAACTTATTCTGTCTATTTAATCCTCTCAAATCAAAGAACAAGCTGTCGCCCTCTACCTGTGTTGGAAGCTCAAACGTGACACGCCCAGTAGGTCGACCCTGCCTATCTCTTCCTAAAGGTTCTGATGGGAAAGTAATGTTTTCCAAGGAGGATTGTACCGGTAGAAATATACGATTATTGATTTCATCCTTGTGCATCTCCATACCACCTTCAGAGGGAGCGCCTTCTATAAAAAGTGGACCCAGAAGTCTCATAGTCCGATCACGGGATTTCATTTGTTCATAAGCTAATTTGGAACCACCTTTAAAACATAAAGATTGTATAAAACCATAAGGACCGTGCAGTGCCTGTTCTAAAGATACCTTGACACCTTCAAATGTAGCCTCTAAAGTTCTTTCAACCATATATCTAACTGATGGTGGTGCTGAGGATGCTAATGCATTAGGTGTTTTGCCAAGCACTTGTGGCACGGGTATTTGGGCATTTTCTTTTTGTGTTGCCGACAACATTGCGCCAGCTGTTTCTGTTTTTCGACAAGTAATCTTTGCTATTTCATCTTTGATTTGATCTGTAGGCAACCTATCTCCGAATTTAGTGCTAAAAAGTAAATTTTCTGCATCTTTAAATGAAATCTCACCCTTTTTAGCATCAGGGTTATCTAAGATTCTTTTTCTTTGTTTATCAATAGCATCGTCTCCAGCGTATGTAGCCATATGAAAAAAGAAATCTTGAATTTCTCCCTTGTTCCTTAATTGGTTTACAAACACGCCCGCCAAGCCACTATATTGAGGTTGATTTATAATGCGACTAATTACTGCATAAGTGGTCCCTAGGAGTTTACCCTCCATTAAGGCCAACATTTCCGTCGATGTAAGCGATCTTGAAATTTCATCCAATAATTGACGAAGTTCTGCGCCCATTGCTGCTTTTTCTTCAACAGTGGTGCAAACAAAAGCCTCCAAAATCTCTCCCATTGAATAGTTGAAAACTTCTTGATTTTCTGTTGGTTCTAACCCAAGTGAAGTAAAGAAAGCGTCTTCTATATCAAACCCACCAAAATCTATATTTGTGCCAATATCTATATCATAACTTGCGTCCAAGCAAGAACATATTGCAGTAGGGCTTAGACCACTGATACTAATGGTTGCGCCCAATATCTCTTTTAGCAAACTTAGGAACATGGCAGTCAGCCAGCGCAAAAGCAGTTCTTCTAAGTTAGGGAGGACCCAACTCATAAAATCAAAAGTGGGTAAGTCAGGAAATTCTGGAATTTTTGGAAACGCAATTGGTGGAGGCAAGTCCGGCAAAATAGGAGCACAGATGACTTTTGCAACAAGAAATTTTCCTAATGCAGCAATTATCTCCTCTGCAACTCGACCAGTTGCCCTAATGTTTACATCGTTAGAATAAAATAAATTTAATCTAGCATAAGCTTCTGCCATTTCCAAAGTGAAAAATACACCTACGTCGACTATTTCAAGCCACAAATTAATGCTGGCGGCACGGACACTTTCAGGAGGCCCTTTGGGAACTTGCTCTATTGATTGTTTTATTGCAGATAAATTGATCTTTGGATCTTTTTTTCTTGCGCGTAAATCAATTTTAGTAAGTTCAAGTGGAAATATTTCTGATTCTGATGCTGATATATTTGCAAACTCACATATTGTAGATGTATATTCGTTCGCCTTCTCTTCAGATTGTCGTAGATTATCAACCATGGCTAATCTAAAATCTGACATTGTTTGCCTAGCTAAAAACAAAGCTTCGTCGGCAGCGTCTTCAAGTTCAATCAAATTTTCAACTTGTTCTATAAATAAATTTATATCCCTAGCAACTTGCCTATAAAACACTTCAACAGTGCATTCCAATAAATCTCCCAAATTTGGTATTTTTCCAAGGACCGCAGTGGCCGCAAAGCCTGCAACAGCACCCATGTCAATTTTGTTTAGAATCTGAGAAAATATCTTTTGTACTGAAGCTCCGTTGGCTAATTGTTCAATCAATAAAGGAATATTATAAACTACATCATCACCAACATAGTGGCTTCTGCTTATTGCCAATCTTGCAATTTTCTTAATATATGTCGCTGATTTTATCTGATTAGATTCCTTGGCAAAAGCTCTATAAGATTGATAAGCCGCGCCTGGAATTGAAAGAGTGTTTTCAATTGCTTCAATTGTATCTTCTGTCCAGTCAATATAATTATATGTATCCAACGCTCTTTTTGGAGGGGCTTCAAACCCTAGGCGACTAGCTATACCCAATAGTTCTTCCCCGGCTGTTCCTGGTCTAAATTTTGGACATGGCGGAACAGTTTTCTCTATCAAAAATTCAGTCAATGTTGGTCTAGACGAAGGGGATGACAACACTGCTGCCAATTCAGGAAGATTACATAAATACCCAGATGTTCTAGGATTATCAATTGGATTGGTGTTCCGAAAAGAATTCAAACCCACACTTGCAATTTGTCCATCAATTGACACACAAACCAACTGACAATCACTAAAACTAAGCTCAATTTCACTATTTTCGTTTGGAGGAGTGCAATTATCCTGTAATAAACTGTCGATTCCAGAAATGACATCCCTCAAGCGAGAAGCCTCGTTCCCTAAGTTTATGCCTGGAATTTTATCGCAATTTTCTCTATCATATCTATCTATTTCTCGTGATACAGTATCAATCTGACCAACGAGGTCAGCATAAGTCGACTTGTTTCTCTTATTAATTAATCCATCAAATTGACAACTATTAATAAATTCAAACTTATCAAACTCTCCAGCTGGTATTGATACTAAGAACTTATTACCCTCTGCAGGTCGAGGGGAAAGTTCATAATCCGCCGTTATTTGCATTCTCTTACGGCGAATTCTAGCAGGCATTGCCCTAGAATAGAACCTAGTTAGTTGTTCAATTCCCTTTTTTATAATTCTATTAGGTATTGTACTATCGACTGGTACATAATCTGATTCTACAGTAGTGTAATATCGAGCTTCATTTACGCTGTAGTACGGCTC